ATCTTCATATAATAATTTGAACGCCTGAGTTTTTTCCATTCTATATTTTTGAGATAAATAATAAGCTAACCCAGAGACCATACAAGGGATAAAACGATTCGGTACATCAGTTGCATTAGAATAAGCTCCTGCATCTTGAATTCTTTTAACAAAAAAGATATGTAAATTTTTACCTGCGTTACTTGCATCAGGTGTTGGGTAAATAGTCATCGTTACTCTGTCTATAAATCTTTGAACCCAGAAATTACTTGGAGTGCCTTCTGATTCTTTATTAGCATAACCTGAATAAGTAGAACGATCCACTTTACCTAGAGCTGCATCCGATTGATTATTAGCTCCCATGTTAGTTCTTAATGAACATTGTTCAATATCCGAGAAACCTGGAACATAATTAGTAACCACTGCGCCATCAGAATGAGTCGCTGCTGTTGTTGAATGAGCTCCTCTTGTAACACCTGTTAATTCTAAACCACTAAATCCTACATAAGTTATATCTTCAGTACCAATTCTAACCGTACCTTGATTATTCATTCCAGTAATAGAATCGAGAGTAATTCCGCTAGTAGCACTTGCGCTACTAATAGCTCCGTCTAAAGTAGTATTAAGTCCATTAGATTTTTGTAAAGCTGCGCATGTCAGAAGGATATCTATAAAAAGTAAATTCTTTCTCCCCTTGAGTTAAAGTAAGATTTAAAGTTCCTACTTCCCAGTAGTGCAGTCCTCGATTTCCCCATTCTTGAAAAAGAATGTTAAGTGATCGTCTTGCCGCTCTTAATTGATAGCCTGAAACGTTGGGAAATCCTACGCGTTCAAAAGCCTCTTCAACGATGTCAGCAATAGTGAATGTTTTCCCAAACGTGTAATTGTCGGACGTCGTGTTAGGCATGAATTACCTCCTAACCGTAAAAGAATGTTACGTCTGCAATAGTTGTTAAAGAACATGTAGCACTTGTTTTACAATATAAGCCAGTGCCTGGAAAAGTTACACTATATACAAAAGGGGCTGATGATCCATTGGGTGTTCCAAAAATCCCAAGTGAAGATCCTGTTGCACCGCCATCTTCAATATCGATAGTGCCAGCTCCTGCTGTACAATTAGCAGAGAACCCTAAAATTCTTGCAGGTCCTGCAAAAATAGTTTGGTTGGCTGCTGTGCTCGTTATTCTTTTTATTTTTATGTCTACTGGATACGTGCCCATTCTTAATCTCCTAGTCTAATAATAGCGTCAGCGGCTGTTGGACTTGGAAACTGAATTGTAAAGTCTCCTGAAGTTGCTGTTTTATTTCCACCAAAATCTAGAACTAAACATAACATATTCGCTGGAGTTGTACTTGAATTATAGATTGCTGCGCCTAATGCAGTTAATGTTACATTTGAAAATGTTAAATTTACAAAGTCTACAATCGCTGTATTACTTCCCGGAACAGATCCACTTAAAGTATCTAATGTTAAAGCATTTCCTCCAGCACTATAATTTGTGCCTGAAGAACTTACTTCATTAGTAGTACTGTAAACAGTTGAACTAGTTGTATAAGGCGGTCCTAATGTTGTGACGTATAAAGCTAATTTAAAAACTTGTGCGCTAACCCCATATTCAAAATTATGAGATCCGGCTAACAGTTCTGCTTTAAAACTATCTGGTACTATGTTTGCCATATTACTTCCTTTTTAATTTGTAATTAATAACTTGTCAATATGAGATGTGAGCTCCCGAAGGAGCTCACAAATACTTATTAAGCTAAGTTAATATTTTGTTGATACAACACTGTAGCTCTAATTACCCCTGCATCCGTAGCACCCGTACTCGTCCACGTAAGTCTGAGGTCTGCTCCTCCTATATCAGCCCACTCCAATGTACCGCCAGCTTCTGATGTTGGGTAATTTCTTCCCACTGTAGTTCCACCTGTGGCGATTGAAAATGAGTTGATAAAAGTTGCATTGCCACCAACTGTATCACCGATACTGAAAACGCATGTAGCGCCTCCGATCGCAGTTGGCACATCAAGAACTATGTCAACGATTTGTGAATTAGCTGGAATAATGACATCTGTTGAGTTTGCAGCAGAAGCACCACTAGCTAAAGTAGTACCTGTTGAAAACGTCTGTGCCATTAGAACTTGTCCAATGTTTTTTACATCTGTTCCTACAGTAGTACCAGTTGTGTTAGAAATAGTACCAGCTTTAATAGGACCAGAAAATGTAGTTGTTGCCATGATTAATCCTCCTAGTTTTGCGAACGTAATCTCTAGGCCGTCGACTATACGCGTTTACGTTCTATATATAATTGTATAGTGATTAAGCTATAGCTTAAATTTGCGTTCAGCGCAAGGTATCCCTACAGATTTGTATGATTTTTTAATAGCGCTTAAGTGGCTATTGAAACTTCGGCCTTGACGTCGTTTATCTTGGTTTGAAGAGTTGCTTCTTCAAATTCTTTGGCAATGATCTGCTTTATAACATCCTGAATTTGTTTATTGATATCAATCATTCGGATATTATGCTTCCCTGACTTCAGATGCTCGTTTTGCCACTCTAGTTCCAAGGACCGTTTCGTAATGTACAGGTCTTCCGTCATTTATAACTTCCTCATAAGTTATCCATTTACCACGGGTAAATCCATCTTTCTCCAGTTTTACCTCATTTTGTCCTAGCTTGTCAAGGATTGATTTTTCAACACTTTCTACAGTGTCTTCAGCCATTACATTAAAATCACTGTAATAGCCTTCGTAGTGAATTTGAATTCGGAAGTTTTTCATAGGTCTAATTTCTTACTTTATAAACGAAATGAGGCGATTTTAAGGCCGCCTCATTTCTAATGTTTTATTACGCTCCTGGTGAAGCGAAGATACCTCTAGGGTCAGAACAGCCGAAGCTGTATCTTTCTCTAGCTTTGTATCTAACGTTGCCAGTATCGAAGTCGCCTTCCATTGCAGTTGTCAATGGTGCACGATTGAACATTTTCATACCATTAGGTACGTCTGTAATGATGTAAAATGCATCAGTATCAGTTAAGAAATTATTCACTCGATATCCTTGAGGAATCATTCCCATAGATTTGATTGCATTAATGTCATTATCAGCTGTTCCCACTCTGCCTTGAGATTTAAATAATCTTTCAGCAGTAAATTGAAGCTCAGAAGGAATTATCATTTTAACTCCTCTAGCCGCAATTTTAAGACCTCTTTCGTCAGTCATTGCAGCGATGTCTATTAAAGACTGCTCCAATGATGTTTCGTTAAGATCTGCAGCAGTTGACAAGGTATTACTAAATGTACCTGCAACTGTTGGGTGAGCCGTACTAAATAAAGTTACAGCGTCTCCAGTTTTAAAGCTACCAGATGGTAGACCATTAATTAATGGATTGACTGCTTTTACTTCTTTAGCATTACTCATAGATCTTGCTAAAGCTTTTGTATAACGAGAAGCAATTCTATCGTAGAGGTTATCTTCGATAGCTTCTTCTGTTATCGCAAATGCTAGAGCGATAGTCTCATTAGTGTAACGTGCTGTAAAAGTTTCTTGGGCTTCGTCATAAGCTATGCCTTGACCCTCAGCTTTTACATCGGCGTTCGCAAATCCTGATAACATAACTTCTTCTTCAAAAGCTCTGTCAGAGGATTCTTGTACGTATATTTCAGCATGTTGATTTTCATACCGTTTGTATTCCAGCCCAAATAGTGCATTCAGGCCTGGCTCTAGTTCTTTAACTAGCTGTGCTCGTGATATTGCCATTGTCTATATGCTCCTATTATTGCCACGTGATACCAGCTGTACCAGTGTTTTGTAAGTACTGATTGAGGTTGTGAGCAACGATAACTGACGTATAAGCGGCAGTTTTATCATTGTTCGACGGATCCTCAGCAGTTCTTAATAATCTCCACTGATTAGCGGCCACGTCTACAGTGCCGACGGTTAACGTTGAACTTGATTGTCCATTTATTTCACTACCTGCTGCAGTTACAGTCAGGCCATATGTTTTACCATACCCTGCTTGTGCTACTGCCGCATCCGTAGCTCCAACAAAAAGTTGAAACGGATTATCAATCACGAACGCAGTTAAATCTTCACTGTTCGCTGGAGTAATCGGTTGATTGTACCAGTTAGCCCACGTCGGTTTTAAAGTTGTCGACGCATTATAAAAGATACCATTCAACGTACCAATACTTAGGTTTGTAATAGCCGCTTGCGCAGTTTTGATATATCCCACTTTACTCTGCACTGCAGAGCCTTGAAATAAATCAGTATCGTACGCAGCATCTATATAGTATTTGCCTTGTCCCCCTGAGTTTGGCGTTGAGCCAATATTACCCTGAGGAATCAAACCAAAACCTTGCGTATTACTATTTGCCATAGTGTTGTTACTCCTATGTTTACAGTTTTACCTGTAAACGGTTAATTAAATTCGTTGGTAGGGAATTGGTTGTTATCCCGAGAAAACTAGGTTTTCTTTGTACCACCGAAGGTTACACGAGACTGCCTGTCAATATTGATAGGCATCCTCTTATCTTGCTCCTTCATAA